CGCGGGGGAACCCTCCCCCGCGGGGGAGAAAACCCTCCCCAGCCCGGTCCCGGCGGGCGATTCCATCGTGCAGTGGAGCGGCTTCGGCGTCGATTTGACCGTCTATCAGGAGGAAAGCGAGCCACCATGGCGGAACTGATCGTCACCGATGCGAGCCACGTGGACCAAGCCAGCCTTGAGGACTTCACGCTCGACGCCGCGTGGGGCGCGGACGAGAACGATTTCGAACTGACCGTGGACCGGCTCATCGATGCCGGGAGCTACGTGTATTTCGACGGCGGCGAATGCGGGGGCGTCGTGGACTCCCTGAAGGACTCGCTGAAGGACGGCCGCAGCACCCTCACCTACGGCGGTCGCACGTGGCACGGCATGTTGGCGAACAAGATTTTGGAGCCTGATAAGGGCAAGGATTATCTCACCGTGAGCGGCACGGCCAGCACGGTCATCGGCTCGCTCATCAGTCGCGTCGGCCTTGACGGCGTGTTCGACGCAGTGGACTCGCCCACTGCCGGCGCGCAGACCATCAAACAATACCAGTTCGACCGCTACACGGACTGCTATACGGGTTTGCGGAAGATGTGCGAGGCCAACGGACTGAAACTCAGGCTCGCCTATGCGTCCGGCCGGGTCAACATTTGGGCTGAGCCTGTCGCGCATTACGGCGACTCGATTGACAGCGACCTCATCGATTTCGACGCGACCCGCACGTGGCGCAAACCGAACCATCTCATCGGCCTGGGCAAGGGCGATTTGGCGGCCCGCGTGGTCGTCCACTGGTATGCGGACGCGAAAGGCAACGTCAGCCAATCCCAGTCGCTCAAGGGCGTGGACGAGATAACGCAGGTCTACGACTACAGCAACGCCGAAACCGCCGAGCTGAATCAGAAGACACGTGAGAAGTTGCAGGAACTGCAATCCGAGGGTGACGTGAAGGTCACCGTCCGTGATGACGCGAACGTGGTGTTCGACGTGGGCGACACCGTGACCGCAAGGGATAATCTCACCGGCATCACCGTCAACGCTTCGATAACCAAGAAAATCGTCAAGGTCTCGGGCGGCGTCTTGTCCGTCGATTACGAGGCCGATTAGGAAGGGGGCCATTATGGCGCGTATCGACAATGCGACGGTCATGCAATGCGACCGTTGCGGCAGAAACAAATGGTACAAGGACTTGGACGATCCGGATATCAAGACGTGGTACAACGTCAACCGGTTGGACTCCACCGGCACGGGCCACGACTACCTGTTTTGCGATCAGGATTACGCGGACTATGTGAACAAGCTCAAGGACTTTGATAACAGCTTCGACAGTTGGATGCAGAACGGAGGCAAGCAGAATGGTTGAACTCGTAACAGGACACGCGGGCAAGGCGCACGCGACAGCGGAGCAGGCGGCGGGATTGAACGCCGGCATCCTCGGCTTGGACGATTATGTCCTGAACGTGCACGACAAGCTCAAGATCACGGTCGTTTCGGCGAACAAGGTGACCATCGGCACGGGCGAGCTGGTCATGCAGGGCCGTCACGTCAGCCAAGGCACGCCCGAGGACCTGATCGTCACCAACGGGTCGCAGGGTCAGAAACGCAACGACCTGATCGTATGCCGCTATGCGAAGGGCTCGCAGTCGGTTGAGAGCGCGAAACTGGTGGTGGTCAGGGGCACGCCCACCACGGGCACGCCCACCGACCCCGCCGTGAACACCACCAGCCCGTTGGACGGGGGCACCACCTACGACATGCCCTTGTACCGCATCCCGCTGGACGGCATCACCATCGGCACACCAGTCGCATTGTTCAACGTGTTGAAGCCGATGAGCGACGTGTGGGATTCCCTAACCCGAATGCCGTATATTCTGTGCGGAGGCCATACCGTCACCACGAATGATGACGGCACATTCTACATCAACGTCCAATCCCCAAACGGGAAGAAAGCCGATTACGCGGCCTACACGATTGGGCCGTTCGGCACTGGTTTCGTCCAGGCCGGCGAGTACACCGCACAACGTTGGGATACCAGCGACGTAAACCAGATACGCTTCCGCCTGTGGAACACCAAAGACAACAACGGAACCATGACCTACGCCAATCAGGGCGGCACGCAGGGCACGAACGCGTTCGGCATGACCGTCTCATACGCGCTATGACCCGTGGGGTCACTGCAAGACAGTGCAACCGCCTGAGCCAGTGTCCCGAAGCTATGCGGCGGGCATCGGGTCGGCGGTCCTCCATACGCCGGTGCATCCCGCGTACACGCTGTTCGGATTGCCAAGCATCGTGACGGTGCCATTGGCCTCGCCGTAACAGATGAATGTCGTTTCACCACCGAAAACGGCCACGGGCGTATTGACGATGACGGGTCGATACCCTTCGGGGAGCTTCTCCTGAGCCTTCGTGTAATTGTTCTGCCCGCTACTGTTGAATTTTACGTTGCCACCCATGAAACAGATATCACCGATGCGCGTAAGCAAAATGCTGTCGCTGCTGTAAGGTACTCGCCACGTCGTAGAACGCTGGGTTAGGGAATCCCGTTCAGGCCGTTAAGGCTCGTTCCCAGAGGCGTTGCGCGTCTCGCAGGGCTGAGATATCCGGTTTGAGGTAGTACTTTGCGGTGGTTTTGATGTCGCTGTGGCCGAGCATTTTGCTCACGATGGCGATGTCAGCCCCGGCGGCCAGAGTGTTCGTCGCCCATGAGTGGCGCAGGTTGCGTGCGGGCACATGCGGCAGATCATGCCGCTTGCAGTAGGCCTTGTATTGGCGTGCGGCTTGCGGCGGGGTGAGGGTGCCGATGAGTCGCCCCCCCTCGCGTGGCCTGAGCTCGCGCAATCGTTTGACCGCGAAGCGCGGCAACGGGAGCGTGCGGCGGGACAGTTCGGTTTTCGGCGGCACTGTGACCTCATGCCCGCTCACCCATTGCAGGCCACGCTCCACGTGCAGGACACCTGAGCGCAGGTCAATATCCGACCATTCAAGCCCGTAGCCCTCTTCGGTGCGGAGTCCGCATGAGACGGCGCAGATAAGCCACGCCTCAAGCGGATGGCCGTAAAAGCCCCGCAACAGTGCGCGCTGCTGACGGAGGGTCAATATGGTCGGCTCGTAATGCGGCTTGGCCGGCAACTGGATATCGCGTCTCGTGATATCCACGTCCAAGAGATTCCAGCGGATAGCCCGCCTCAGTATCGCGCGTAGTACGGCCCATGCCTTGCGCGCCGCGCCCGAACTGGCGAACCCGGCGAGCCACTTGTCCACCAATTCAACGCTTATCGATTCCATCTGCATTGCGCCGAACCTCGGGGCCACGTGCAACCGCCACGCCGACTCATAGCCGACACACGTGGACTCACGCAGATTCCGCGTGCAGTACGGCCAAAACCGGTCGTTCCAAAACTCTCGTAACAGCATTTTCAACCTCCGAAAACCCCCACGCCCCTCGCACTATCCAACGGGGACGAACGTGTGGGTTTTCCCACCGTAAAGGAGCTTTCCAATGTCTTTGCTCGCTCACATCGTCGATTGGCTCGTGCCTTTTATCTGTGGCGGCGTGGCCACGGTTTTGGGCCTGATGTGGCGGTGGGGCAAAGCCATGGTCAACGGCCTGCGCGAGCTCCTGCTCTGCCAGTTGGAGGACCTGCGCCGGGAAATGGTCATCGAGCACGACGGAGTGGCGGACGAAGACCTCAAATCACGCTCCCAACGCCTCTACGACAGCTACCACAGCCTGGGTGGCAACGGCCACGGAACCGCTCTCAACGAGGACATCCAATCCGCGCCGATAGCGCCACGACAGTCCTGACCCACGACCGTGGGCCACAAACAACAATCCATCCCGAGAAAGGGGGAAAACATTGGTCAATAACAAGGACAAGCCGTGGTGGAAGCGTCTGCTCGCCAAGATCACGGCCCTAGTCGCCGCCGTCTGTATGATGCTGCTCCCGGCGACCGCGCACGCGGACATGCAGGGCATCGACGTGTCCAACTGGCAGTGCGGTATCGACATCGCGAGCACGCAGGCCGACTTCGTGGTGGTCGGCACCACATGGGGCACGGGACAGGTGTATAACAACTGTCTCGTGTCCGGCGTCAACACGGACGCCAACCGCATGATCGCCCAAGCGCAGGCATCCGGAAAAAAATTCGGCCTGTATCACTACGCGATGGGCGGCAACCCGGAGGCGGAAGCCCAGTTCTTCTATCGCAACACGTCGAACTATTGGCGTCACGGCATCGTGGCGCTCGACTGGGGGATGGAC